GTCATACCACCACCAGTAGTTGAACCGTAGTCTGCACCACCAGTAATATATGTACCAGCAGATGAGTCGTTTAAGACTGCTGGGTTAGTACCAGTCATTGCAGTTGAATTTAAGTCTCCAGCAGCGTCATCATTTGAGAAACCAGTATCTGGTTCGTTGAATAATGCTTCTGTACCACCTTGGGTTGAGAACTTTGACTTCATTGCAAAGATAAGACCAGTTGGGCCAGTCATTGGTTGCACAGATGCAACATCATATGCAATCAAGTTTGGCATAGACCTTCTTACTAGTGAAATAAGAATTGGGTCATATCCACCCATGTTACTTCCACCGAAACCAGAGTTAGCTGGTGCGGCTTCTGACAAGAAGGCAGCATCTTCTTTCATTGCTGACTCTTGGTTTTCTAATATTATAGAAGTGACGGCTTTTTTGTAGTTGTCCTTAATCTCAGGCAAATCTGGATGAGCGAGGACTGGCTGCCACTTTTCTTGAAGTTTTTCTGAATTATACATTTAGTATCCCCTTAACTTTCTTTCTATACATTTATTTATCATAATCTATTTTTTAACATTACTAAAAGGCGCATAAGATGATTGCCTCTTAATTGCAGAAGTGTATGCAGCCATCACTCCGCTAGCTTCAATTTCTTTCTCCTCAGAACCCTCTTCAGTTAGGTTTTGTGGAGTACTTTTTGGAAAATAATTTTCCTTCAAAGTATTCAGTTTTTCAGTAAATGACTCTTTATCAGTAAAGTCTACATCTTTTGTTAACTCTGCAAATTTTTCACTTTGTGTTTCTGCAAGGTCAGATGAAACTTCATTGATTACTGCTTCACGAACAAGTTCATTTTCAGATTTGTTCTTTTCAGTCAACTTACCAATGGTTTCGTTGAGTTTGTTTTCGAGTTCATCAATCTTAGATGCTTGTGACTCAAGAATATCATACTTCTCATCTGGAACATCAATATAATGTTCTTCAAAAAGTGCCTTTAACCCACCGATAAAGTCCTCTGCGATTTCTCCCTTTAGACCTCTTTCGATTGCAAGTTCGTTTTCTTTCATCCACTCTTTAACAACGTAGTCAAGATAACCGTCAACTTTTTCTGCAAGTTCAGTTTTGAAAGTTTCAACTTCACTTGAAACCTCTTGAGTTTTTTCTTCTTCAATTCTCTCAATTTCTGAACGTACTTTTGACTTTACTGCAGCTTCAAATATTGTTGCAGCTTTCTTTTGAAATTCTTCAGATAAATCCTCACCCTTGACGAGTGCATCAACATCTTCTGCAACATTTATTTTTGCGAGTCTTTGGTCAATAGCTTGTTTTGCTTTTTCTAAAACGGTTTGTTCATCCATTTCTTTCTCACCACCCTTATGAGCATCATTATATTGCATCATAGCTTTTACCATTTGGACACTATCGTCTTTTTTACCGTTTTTAGCTTTTTTGACCATCATGTCCATTTGAGCAGCAAGTTCGACTTTAGTCATATTCTCTGGGTCTTTCATTTCGTCTTTTGTACCAGTATGACTACCCATCTTGAGTACTTTTACATCTTCTGCCATGACTTTCTTTTCAACACCATGTTTGAATTGAACATCATACCACTCAACGTATCCGTCATCTGTTGGAATTGCGTGTTGACCATAGATTGGTTTACCTCTTCCCCATACTGGGTGTTCGATAATTTCTGCACAATCATGGTCTTTGGAATGACATAATGCACGAATTTCTTCGTCTGTATAACCAGTTGAATCTTCTTTCATTTTCATTGGTTTTTCATCCCCTTTAGTTTTTACTGGAATAGAACCGTCTTTCTTAGTTGACTTTGCATAATCCTTTTTAGGTTCATCACCTTTAACGACTGCAGCTCCAGTATCTTGTACTTCACCGTCAACCTTTTTCATTGGGTCAGCTTTACCACCAGTTTTTGCTGGGGCGGAAGTATCTTTCTTCATACCGTGTTCTGCTTCATTCAAGTCATCAAGAACTTCTTGTTCTAATTCCTCAATTGTCTTATCTATTTCTGACATTTGAAGTCTCCTTGATTAATATTAATCCTTATTACATTATATTTATAAATTATAACTTTTTAAGGAATTTTGCGAAAGCCAATGCTTGGTAATTCGCTTCTCTGGAACGCACATTACGTTCCATTTCTTCCTTGATTTCCGCCACATCTTGTTCTTGTAACAATCCATTATTCCATACCCACTCTTTACCTTCCATAATTCCTTGTACGAAAGCATTAGGTGCAGAGGGGTCTGCAACAATGTCAGCAGCAGTTGCAAGGTAGAAATCGTCTTTGACGTAGTTTGCACCATTTTTTTGTTCCAAACTACCCATACCTCTTGAAGAAACTGCGAGTTTACCACCATCATCCATAATATTTTTTACTATTGTTCCCATTGGTGTTCCCATAACTTTAGCTTCACCAATGAAATTTTTACCATCTGGTTCTAGACTTGTAACCATGTGAGATACTTTATCTAAGTTTACAGTCGGGCCTTCTGGGTGACCAAGTTCACCATATGCACGATTCTGTTCAATAAACTCTTTCTTATATCTCTTTACCTCTTTATCTAAGACTTCAAAAGGATATACTCTACCATTTCGATTCTTAATTTCTGATTGTAGAAATATACCTTTTAACTTGTAATTATTTTTACCAGTTTTCTCATCTTCTTCTTTGATGTATTCTACATCATCACTAAAATGTTCTGATATTAATTTCATAGTCTTATCCTTTATGCGAGGTTATCGTAACCAGATACTTTTCTTAATTTTAACCAAATTGTTCCTACAGATGCACTACCATTTGTTAATAATATATCACCAGTTACACCACTACCAGCATTATTTGGTATTGATGGAAAACCGACTGCACCAGCATTATATGCACCACTACCGTTTAATGATAATGCAACAACATTTGAAGTTGCATCAAACAAAATATTGGTTTGACTACCAGTTGTCCATTGACAAGCGACAATCGCAAGTCTTGGGTCTGTATCTGCACCAGAAAGTGCTGATGCATCAACGATACTAGCATTTGTATTAGTTCCAGTAGTTGTAACCTTAATAACGGTTTCGTAATCTGTGTCTTTGAGTGTTACTGCACTAACTGCCATATCCGTATTCTCCTAACATCTCTTTTTCAAAGTATTTATGTAGTTCTTTTTCACGAACTTTATACTTACGAGATACGTCTTTTATAGTTTTTTCAAAAGTATTTAGGAAATCCGAAGGTTTCGCATCCATTTTACGAAAAATATCATCAACTGCCTCTTTCATTTTAGGAGACAGTTTTTTATATTCTTTCGTTCTCTTGTGTTCATCCTTTTCAGGCAACTCAATCTGACTGAAGTTCTTCATCTTCCTCTACTTCTGGTATGTGTTGCGATACCATTGTGTTTGCAACTTCTTTTCTTTTTATTTCAAGTGCATCACCAACTTTTACTTGTATCGCATTTTTAAATTCTGTTTCTGCACCTAGATTATCTCCAGCTGCAATCGCATCAATTATTTCTCTTGTCATATCATTTCATCTCCATCTTCTTCACCACCACCTTCATCATCAATTTCTTTGGTCATGGTTTCTATTTCTTCATCTGTTTGACGAAGAACATTCTTTTGAACCCATCTCTTTGAAAAGAAATTTCCAACATAAGGTTCAAGTGTTCCTAACATTTCTATTCTTTCTCTTAATATCTCTGCATCACGCAATTCTGCAAAATGTCCATCTTGTAGAAAGTCATATGCAATGTGTTCTTTCATTGCATCCCATTCTTCCTCTGCGATTACACCAGTTAGAATAAGTTGTGTGCGTAGTATATCATGGAATATTACAGAAAACTTTTTTCTTAATCTTTGAACAAACTTTGTAAATTTAAGTTCATCTCTTGTAATTTCAGTAGACCTACCAAGACTAAAATTACTTTCTGCTTCCATTCTTGAAATAGGTACATTTAGTGACCTATAAAGTTTTCTTTGAAAATAAACTATGTCATCAATCTCACCAAGATTTTGTCCGCCTGGGAGAGTAGTTATCTCTGTTCCTCTACCACCTTCTCTTCTTGGTAACCAGAAATCTTCTAACATAGACATATGATTTCTATC